TTTTTTCTCTCCACGATTCTGGAATAACTGTTGATTCCCATGGAGTATAACCAATCTGATATTGATTTCTATGTAATTTATAATTTGTAGGTTGTGAAAAATTAATTTGTAATTTAGCTTTAGGGTTCTGATAAGTTAATCTATGACCCATTTTAGTTAGACATTCTGCTACTTTAAATCCAGCGTGACCGTAACCATTCTTGGTTGTCAAGTTGGATCTAGGCGTAGAATATGATATTTCCATTTAATCTTTCTGGTTGACTAGCTTGACACCTACTGTCAAGTAATGCTACTATTATAGTTCGTTATCTCTAAAGGAGGAAATGCCAATGGAGAATATAAAACAACGGTTGAGTGATGTTGCTCATAACTGGTCTTATATAGGAATGATAACATTATTCTTATTTACTGTCCAGCCTGGGCCAACAATAACTCAAGCATTGCAGGTGGAAACACCTGTGAAATCTACAGTACAACTAAAGAAAGAAACCTTAGAGAAGTACAGCACTACTGTGTACAAGCCTTCTGAGACGCTAACAGACGGAGAACTAAAAGAACTTCTATCAGCTGTTGGCTTTGAAGGAAAAGCCCTTAAACAGGCTTGGGCTATTGCTAAGTCAGAATCCAATGCAAGGCCTATGGCTTACAATGGTAACAGGAAAACTGGAGACAGTTCCTATGGAATTTTTCAGATCAATATGTTGGGTAACCTCGGCGTAGATCGTAAAGAAAAATTTGAATTAAAATCAAATATCACATTATTTGATCCAGTAATAAATGCAGAGATAACGTATTATATGACTAAGGGCGGAACCGATTGGTCATCATGGTCTTCCCTAAATGGGGAAAGATACAAAGAATTCCTAATAGAATTCAAAAATTAGAAAGGTAGGTATATGAAGATACAGTACGTGTCTAAATACCTACTTCTAGCAGAGAAGGGCCTTGTTCCTAGACTTGAATGTCCTATGGATCAGGGCCCTTTAATGTGCAACGAAACAAACGAAGGTATAATATATTTATACTGCCTATCTTGTAGCTTTAAAAAAGATGTTGGATTGGAATATTATGGAAAACTTAAATCAGCCGTCGATTCTAACTGACGGAGGCAACATTAAAGAAACTGACGCTATGGGGCGGGAAAAGTTTTGGGAAGATCTAGGAAGACCAAATGACGGAAAATAAAGAACAACCACAGAATTTAGAAGATAACCTACCAATGGTTAATTACATTATGCTCCACAGAATATATGACCTGCTTACCCTTATATCAAATAAATTGGTGGGGTCAGAAGATACTTCCAAAATGGTCGAATATCATAATCAAGGATACCTGCTTGGCCCTACACCCTCATTTGTTCCAGACACTCCAGATACCGACATAAACTTTGTGCAAGACACTATTGACTTAGAACAATAGTTATTTTATAATAATTATGTACTGGTTGTAGCATCCCACAGATTAAGCTCCCAGTATAATGTGTAGCAATACACTAGGAAAACCCATTCGGATCCGCCTCTGAATGGGATTTTTTCTTTTTGTACACCAGGCAGGACTTGAACCTACGATAGCCGAATTATGAGTTCGGGGCCTTAACCAACTTGGCTACTGGTGCTGAAATGTTAAGTATACTAAATAAAGTGCGAAATTAAAAGTGCGCCCGAAAAAAGTGCGGCGGGAAGAGAAGACATATTATTTACACTTTTTAGACATACGTCTCATATGTGTCCTAATACGATGACAATTAGAACATACTATCTCACATTTAGCTATTTCAAGATCAATTCGCTTCTTCGACAATGTGGATACTAATTCCATAACATTTGCCTGCTTCTGACCTCTTACGTGGTCAAAGTCCATAACATAGTATGGATAACTTATCCTACAGTCGACACAAGGAGTACTTGTCTTAAGGTCTCTAAGATATTGTGCCAAATAAGCCTTCTGTTTGGCTATAGAGAGCTTTTCGGACTTCATCCTAGGTAATACCTACAAGAGTGTCTCATATAGCTTAATTATAGCAAGAGAGTTTTCTAGCTTCCCCGCTTTTTTAAATTTTATATTTACCAGATTTAATATTTGCATATTCCATAGCGTGAGCTATGCAATACCAATCTTCTGAATCTTTTGCTTTAGCAATTGCTGTCATTCCACATGCTATACATTTATTCATTATATATATCCTAGTCAACTACAATATTTAGAATTAACAAAATGTTAATAAAATTATTTTTTGCAAGTACACTTCTTAGAACGCATTTTCCACCACATCCAAGTGTGATGTATTGCCATTACACCCATTATGAACCACATGAGTTGCATTTCAGTTATTCCTGAACCTGTGGCTAAAGTTATATTATTATGATCGTGCATAGTACAATTATATCATTTACAGTTCTTCTGATGATTACTTAATGTCATATGGGCAAATCCAGATCTTACTTCTATTTCCCGCCCACATTTGTCACAGATAACAATTCGATTAGATGCCATTGTATGTATTATATAATATTATAATATTCTAGTCAACTAGAATAAATTATCTAGTAATCCATAATGACCATTATAGAATCTCATTATGTAAGATGTAATTTCATTTGTTGAAACTAACATTGATAGATGTAGCACCAATACAAGAAGTCTGGATCTTGTAGATACTCTATGCTGGGAAGTTAACAGATCCATTAGTTGCAAATACTAAAGCTAGAGAATCTCCAGGAGATAGTATCAATTGATCGATACCAACCTGTGCCCATACATAGTCTTCAAATAGTATTTGGTCTTCCTTTACTAGAATAGCCCAATAGGCATTCTCTGATGGCATATCTTTGCATTCCGCCTCTTTAGGCAGATTATTTAAACGACAGAGGACTGCGTCCTTGTATTTGTCAGTTCCCTGCAAAGTGAAGTTATTGTTTACCAATAAATCAATTGCTTTAGTTTCTGATGATTTGATACATTCATTAAATGTCGACTTTTCTAATGTTCCATAGTCTACATATACAGTAATACAGTCTTTATTAGATGTTGCTTCAAATACAGCAAGTGATCCCATTAATACTACTATAGCCAATATGGCTTTTACTTTATTCATTTTTCCCCTATTCAGTTTTTCTTACAATTATCCCTTATATATATTATATTTTTCTAATTGATACTTGGGGATTTAGATTTTAGCAAAACCCCCCTTTCCCCCCTTTAACAAAAATGTTATAGTTGGATAAGAGAGAAGCTTTTACTAAACTCCCAAGAGTTACTTGGTACATTTGAGTCTTAGTGTAAACCCCCCGAAAACCAGCCTTAAGTATAACATGGCAGATTTTCCTAGGTCAATACCTTGACGAAACTTTTTTATTTTGATAATATTTGGATATGAGAGTAAAATCCAAAGGTTCTATAGAAGTCTGGACAGACCCAGGCAAATACTCTACGTTTGAAATTTTATTAATGCATGGAACTAAATGCCATATATGTAATGACCCTATAGATTTTTCAGCTCCCAGAACTGTTGGCAGTAAAGGATGGAGATATGCTTTACACCTAGATCATGTAATTCCTTTATCCAAAGGAGGATCTGACAATATCGAAAACGTAAAACCATCTCACGCAAAATGTAATATATCTAAGAACAATGGTAGAAAGAAATTTAAAACTCCTAGGTACCCGCCTGTTGGTACTAAATATAAATTGCAGTCGACTAGTAATTAAGATTTATAAAAATGTTAATAGAGATTTATTTTGTATGATCGCAGGTTTTAAAATGTCCGTTTTGTCTATATAGTGCGCCCATAGATATTTAACTCTGAGCGTAGATGTGATGCTAATCACAAAAATAGTTTGCGAATACTTGCCAGTAACCCCCCTAAATGTCAGTGCCCCGTGTTAGGCTTATAGTATAAAGAAAGTAAGAAAGTCTTACTAAGAAAGGAAAACAAAATGTTTTCACTAAAGTATAAAATGGAGATGAATACTAATCCTCTCTATCCACTAAGTAGAGAGTTCTCTACTTGCTTAGGTGTTCTAATGAATACCGAACAAGATGCTAATGAGTATCTTGACCTACTAGCCCTAAGAGGCACTATCCTAGAGGTAGAACTCGTAGAGTTAGAAAATTACAAGCCTAGCACTCGCAAGGTTTATGCTACTACTAGAAGTTGGGAGTAACCTAATGAACGATTACTATGATGACATCTATCTAGACATCTATCTAGAGTTTGGTGCGGATAGCGTATCCGACCCCGTCTATGCTGAGCAATTAGCAAAAGATAAGGGTGTGAGATAACTCACACCGACACACCTAGCCCTATGCTAGGTAATGTCAGCCCACTAGGCTAC